CAGGTTGTATTCTTGTCCTTAACCTGTCCAGGTGACAGCGACTTCATTTGAAGGCTGCTTGTCTCCTTTGTCAAGCGGGCCGGAGGCCCTCTTGTGTCTGTTCCAAGCCGGGCTTAAGGCTTGGGCTTCGTGACCGCGGTAGCGGGCGCGACGTTACCGTCGGTTGCTACGATCTGGTCGAGTTCGATCAGGCGGCGTGATAGGTGCTCTAGCAGCTTTGCTTTGAGGGTAGGCGCGATCGCAGCTGCTTCGAGCGCTTTCATTTCGCGTAGCACTTTGGTGGTTTCTCTTAGAAGTTCCATGTATTTCATGTTGTGGCTTTCGGTTGTTTGAGGGTTGCGTGGAGTTCGTCCACGGCTGCGATCATATCACGTGTTTTTCTTTGGTTTGTTCACGAGTCCCAGTGCGATTGCTTCATCGCGGTTTGTGTCGTCGTCGAGGAATGCCATGAGTTCGCCTGGGTTGTGGTTGAAGCGTTTGCGCATTGGTGCTGGGAGCGTCATGAAGGCTTGGTCGGCTTGTGTGGTGAGTTGCATGGCGGTTTGAAAGTCTACGACTGTGGTGAAGTCTCCGGTGACGGGCATGTCGAGTGTTTCTGGCATGGTGCCGTCGAGTCCGAAGCGTCGTACGATGGTGTTGATGTCGACTTCCTCCGCGAATTGTTGTTGGGTCATGTCCTCTTCTGGCGGGCATGTGACGCTGCAGTTGTGGGATGCGGCGTCGCGGTCGTAGTTGTGCGCGGTGCGCAGGAAAACCGGTTCGGGTTCTTTTGGTAGTTGTTGAATTAGGGGGTTCATGTCGGTAGTGCTCCTTTGGTTGTGTGGACTTGAGGTAAGGGGCTAGCTCGCGGGGTTCAGTTACTTCCGGTAGTAGTTGTGGTGGATTGTTGGGCCTGAGCGTGCGCCGCGTAGCACGTCGAGGAAGATTTTGAGGTATTGATTTGTGGCTCCCATTTTTCGTAGAAGCTGGCCTCGGCTTTGCTTTTGGGTATTTCGAGTTGTGTGAGCGTGGAAGAGGCTTTGCGGGCGGCAACGTCGCTTGAGAAGGTTTCCGCGCGTTGCTGTTCTTCGTACTGGTCCAGGAGGTTTCGTGCGCGTTCGGCGGCGGTTGCGCTGGTTTCTGTAGCGGCGGCGATTCGGCCTCTGACCTGTTCTTGTTTGCCTCGGCCTATGGCGCTCTCTAGTTCGTGTAGCTTGAGTGCGGTGTTGAGGTTTTGGTCCATGGTTTCGGTGCGGGTCTTTTCCGCCTGGGCGTTTAGGTTGTCGGTGGCGGCCTGGGTTTGTTTGATTTGTGCTGCTCCCCCCATGAATTGCATTGCTCTTTCTCCGCTGTTCACGCCTGCGGTGCCCACGTTCTCCACCGGGGCCATTGCGCCCCCTGGTGTTGAGGCTCCTGAGCCTCCGGTGGCCGATAGGATTGGGTTGAGTCCTGCAGCTTTGAGGTCGGTGACCTCGCGCTGATGTGCGGTGGACGACATTCGTTCTTGGAATGCCATTTGTTCTGCCGCTCTCTTGGCGCTCGATTTATTGCCCAGGATGCCACCTAGAAGGCCCATGCCGCCTCCGATGAGTCCCCCCATAGGGCCACCCATTGCGAACCCGCTTGCGGCGCTTGTGAGGACTCCTGGGAGCATTGTTTTGGCATCGCCGGTTCCTGCTTCTGTTGAATCGAATCCTTCCATGGGTTTCTCCCTAGAAGTGGTCGATCAGGCCGGGGACGCTGTACATCGGGAGAGGTCGGGCCACGGTCATATCGAAGAAGCTGTCGAATATGAATTGGGCGCCCCCTGCTTGTGAGCCGACGGCGAGGACGCGTTCCAGCGGTGGTGTGTCTTGGATGAATGTTGATCCCAGGACTGGGGCGGCGGTGAAGTGTTGGGAGAGGTGCCATGGGTCGAGGGTGCCGTTGGCGGTCGATCGGAATAGGCCGGTGACCATACTCGGGGAATATCTGTATTCGGCCCATCTTTCTTGGTAGCCGAATATGGCGTCGTCGTTTGCGGGGCTACCGGTGCAGAAGATTTCTTGGCGTTTTATCGCTTGCTCTCCGAGCATCGCGAAGGCGGGGAAGTAGTAATCGTATCGTGTCGTTCGTTTCCAGTGTTTTCGTAGTCCTTGTTGGTATGTAAGGTCGGCTCGTATTGCAACCATGCCGATGACGAATCCGTGTTCGGTGAACGATTGGCTGAATCCGTGGTTATGGGCCAGCATTGTTCCGATTGCGGATAGTGTTCCGAGGGGTGTTGTGGCGCCTGTAACTCCGGTTGCGCTGGTTTGTCCGATTGGATTAACGACGACCGGGGTGCTTCCGCCTCCGAGGTATTCTGGGCGTTGTAGACGAGCATCAGGGCTACGCACCCCAAAATGGGAGCGAAGTATTTCAGTATAGCGAGTACCACCACGGGCGTCCCTTTCTAGGAGTTTTTGGACCTGGAATGATTGGCGGAGCTGGTTTATGGTTGCTGCAGTTGCGGTGCTCAGGTCGGCGTATAGGTTGGTTGGATAGAGTCCGGTTTGTGATGCGTCGACGGCGGTTGCTGTGGTGCTTCTTCTGAGTTCTGCGGGGGTGCCGGACATTTGAAGCGCGGCGTTTCCGGTTGGATTTGCGCCGAGCGCGGTTAGCCATTGTACGGGGGTATTTGCGCCTGTAACTAGGGCGGTTGTTTGTGTTTTGATTGGTGCGCTTGTTCCAAGTGGGATGGATACTGATGTGCCGCCTTTTTGTGGCCATGGCAGGGCACTTGTGAAGTAGTCGTGTCTTTTGCCGCGTCGCCTTAGTGCGTATAAGCTGTCTGCGTCGACGGTGTCGGCGGTGTTGACGGTCAGGCCGGTTTGTAGGTTTTCATCCCTAAACCATTCGTTCCATATAAGGTTGTAGGCTCGGAATGGCATGGCGTTTACCGCGATTTGGGCGGCGAGCTGTCCGGCGACGGGCAGGCCGAAGTGGTCGAATATTGATCCTACAGTGCCGCCGGCTGTTTGATCGTATAGGACTGTGGGTACTGTGTAGGAGATACTGTCGCTTGGGTTTTTTGTTCTCCCATGAATTTTTTCCAGTTGTCCCAGACCAGGCGGTTTGGGACGAAGAAAAAGAAGCTATCGAGATATAGATTGTCCATTAGTGGGAAAATGGGTGTTGCCATTCTTGCGAAGGCTGTCATTTTCACCTTGAAGGTATCTCCGGGTAGTACTTCTTCGAGTAGGACTGGTATGAGCAGTCCAGCGTCGAAGGTTGTTTTGTGTGTGTGCTCCATTTTGAATGATGCGCGCGGGATGTCTGCGCGTGGCACCATTGCGAAGTTGTGGAGATTGACTGATTTATTGCGGTGCATCATGATTTCACGTCCTTTCCTCTTGTGAGTAGTCTTTTGGGTTCGTCGTTGCTGAATGTTCCGGTTTCGTCGTCGTATTCCGCGAGGAAGTAGAGCTCGAAGTCGTCGGGGTGTTGGTTTAGTGGGTTGTTTTCTCCTTTTCTGTTGATTTCGTCATTGAATGAGCGCATTGCCGCGCCCAGGTGTGGGACGAATATTGGTTGGCCGAATGCCTGTATTGCGCTGTCGAAGACTGCGCAGGTTTTGAGTTTCATCTTAGATTGTCCTTTTTAGGTTGCGTATTTTTGCGTTGTGTACGGTTTCGCGTACTTTCAGACGTTCGTCTGTGTTGTCTTGCCAGTTTGCTTTCCTAGCGTTTTCTCTTTTCCATTGTATTATTTCTGTTTCGTCTGGGTTGCTCCTGGCATATATTTTGTTGTAGTACTTTGGTACTTGATGTTTTGTTCCCTCGTGTATTACGTAGTCATGTGGGAATACATCTCGTGTGTATTTTTTTATCCAGTGGTAGCCGATGCCGGGTTTTAGGCTCATGGCTGCATATTCTGGTTTTATTTGTTTCATTTCTCCGTCTTGCGTGATTGTGGTGTATGCCGTTTCTGCGTCTTGTCCTAGTCTTTTTTTCATTATGTATCGTGCGCAGTATCCGGCTGTTTTTTTATTTAATTCTTGTACTGTGGCTATTCCATGTGTCCACAGTTCGTTTAGTTCTTGTGATTCGTAGAAGGGTTGTCCTGATTCGGATTGTCCAGCTTGTCTGTCTTTCTTGAAGTCTTTATTGAATACGCACATGTGGTAGTGTGGTCTTGCGTTTAGCGGTCCGTACTCTCCGCACATGTAGTAGCGTATTTTCCGTCCTTTGTATTTTTCTCTGAGTTTTTTTAGGAATAGTTGTATATCCCTGTGATCTAGGGAGCCGTTTGGGGGTAGTTTGTCGCGAGCGTATGTGAGCGTGATGAAGCAATTTTGCTTCCAGCTTTGCGCTTCGTGCATCACTCTGAGGCTCCAGTCTGTGGCGTGCTGCAGCCGGCATCCGGTGCAGCGTCCACAGGGGAGCTCGATCGTTTGGGTGATGTTGTGTCTGCTGAGCTCGTTGAATACCACCCCGCCGTCCGCACAGCGGTAGGCTTTTAAGGGGTGGTAGCAGCTCACAGTCTGATGCCGCCGCGCATTGGCGCGGCGAGGTTGATCGCCTTGGTTTTGGCTATGTTTTTCTTGAAGCCTTTGGCGCTCTTGTGCTTGTTTACGTGTTTGCGGTGCATGTGTCTCTCCT